TTTTTGATCTTGATCTTGAAGTCAGCACCCTGCCAGAAGTCGAAGGGATTGATGGGATCTTCGTCTTCAAACTCAGGTTGCATGGAAGACATGATCTTGTCAAAGATCTTCTTACCAAACTTGTAGAGGAACACCCTGCCTTCGTTGTGAGGATTGGAAGGATCCTTCACGACATAGATGTTAGCATAGTAAGAGAGTTTGCGTTTCTGCTTACGGGCAACTTCCTTGTCAGAATCAACCCCACTGTTCCACAGTTGGGAATTCAGTTCCGACACGGGATCTTTCTGACCCAGAGTAGTCAGAGAGTTCTCAATGTACCAACCACCAGGACCTTGGAAGGCATGGGAGTACATCTTTGCCCAAGGCAGGTCTTCCCCTTCGGGAGCAGGAAGGAAACGGACGACAGCATACCCGTTACCTGCTTTATCTACCTCGGGCTTCCAGAGACGATCGTCTCCAGAACCACCATTGCTGTTCATCTTCTCTACTTCCTTCACCAGTTTGTTAGTGAGGGAACCCAGAGAGGACTGCTTTTTGAGATTTGCGAATGACATTAGATTTGGCCTTTGACTTGTGTATTTTAGGATGATTAGGAGTCTTTGTCAACACGACTACGGACTTCTTCAAGGGTCTTTTTCATGTTACTGAACAAGACACCCACATCGGTGTTCTTTGGGAACCCCATCATTATAGCAGATGCTTGGATCTGCTCCTTCATTTGAAGAGCCTCAGGATCGTCTCCCGCAAGGGAGAGACGAGTCCACATAATCTGTTGCTTGTCAACCAATTCGTCAAGGAGACGAAGATTGTCAAGTTTCTCTTCCAAAGTAAGAGAATCAAAGGAAGCCATGTTTTGATAGATGTCTTCCTGCAGTCGGTTGATTTCTGCGAGCTCGGCACGAACTACATCAGATTTAAAGAAATCACTCACAGATCATACTCCTTAGGATTTGTTTGTGCTTTGGCACATCGATATTTAGAAAGGGTTCGTACTTCTTAATTTTGAGGGAAACCGAACTCCAGATAGGGTCGTTCAGCTGTTTGTCAAACCTTTTCCTGAACTCAAATATTTTATCATAGATCACTAAAGTTTCTAGTGATATTTTTCCACCAAGATACTTTTTGAGAAGAATCGGATGACCATTGGAACAATCGAACAGTGTCTCTAATCCGTTCAACGATAGCAATTCTTCGGATTGTTCTCTGAACAAGTAGCTCAAACTCTGCGTCCTTTTGCGCCAGTTTTGATACTCGCTTTCTCCTTCTTTTATTAATTCTCCAATCCATATCTTTTCGGGGGAATCTGATGAAATAAAGTTTGCCACAAAGTAGTCACGAACTTCTTCGTCTTTCTTTTGCCTGGACATCTTTTCAAACCAGTATTTGTCCTTACGTTTATTAAACGCAGAGACAGATGCCCTGGTCCGACCACCATACTGAAAGAAGTCATACTTATCTTTCGTAAAGTGGTTCTTTAATGACAAATATGTTTGATAGCAATCAAACGGGGTCACGGGTAATCTTGCCACTAATCAATGGGTAAACGAGCACGGGATGTTTTCTTCATGAAGTTAAGTTTAAGTGCATCACACTTAATCTTTTCTTTCAGTGGTTTAGAAATGATCTTTGAGACTGATTCTACTTCAATACCATTTTCTTCACAAAAGTGAATTATGGCATCTATGTAGTTCATGTCTTCTTCCCTCTGTACAATCCTCTCGATTTCCATCGCAAAGGTAGTAGCAGTAAGGAATTTCTGATCGAATACTTTTTTAAGTTCTTGTTCCATATTCGTTTAGTTTGTGTTCTACAAAGTTTTGGACGTACTTACCAAGGAGTTTGATATATTCTACCTTTTCTTCACCTCTAATAACATACTCTACAACCTCACCATTTTCACATGACATGAGGATAACAAACTTCTTGACAAGGATATCTGTCAATTCGTAGAACATGCAAGCATATGCCGCTGCCTGAACAAAATAATTTTCAATCCATTCCTTTGGTTTTGGTTTCTTTGCAGTCTTAAAGTCAATGACTGCCAGTTCACCGTCGTATTCTGCGATGCAGTCTACTGTTCCTGCAATCCCCAAGTGAAGACTGTAGAGACTATCTTCCAAAGCATGGATATTGTCAATCTTATTAAGATATGGTTTTGCCTGCTTAAACAAATACTCTGACAATGGTTGAACGGAAGGGAGATCTTCGTTCTTTAGATAACTCTCGGCAAGAGAGTGCATATCAGTCCCACGACTGGTTGCTGCCTTAGTAATCTTATTAGCAGTATCTTCCCCGACCTTTTTCCTCCAGTCAAGGAAAATCTGCCTGTTGTAAAAACTAGTGACCGAAGTGATGGACACCAGTCTACGAAGTTCTTCTTCTGTGGGGAGTTTGTAGTAACGAACCCCATCAATGGTCTCCCTCTCAAGTTGAGGAAGACCAACATCAACAAAATTAAACATTAAAATCCTAGTGCCAGTTTCTTAACAAGATATTCTTTGACCAGACCAGAACGAACAATGTCATCAGTGTCGAATTCGACAATATTAAATGATTCCATTTGTTCAATGATTTTCATGAAATCAAGGATTCCATTTCTTTCATAGGACTTGGTGAGGTCGGTTTGGGTGGCATCACCACAGAACATAATTTTAGAGTTATCACCCACTCGTGTAATTATACTATCTAATTCGTGAAAGTTCAAGTTCTGACATTCATCAACGATGAGAATAGCATCATCAAAGGTAGTTCCACGAACAAATGACGTAGACCAGAAGCTAATAGTTTCCTGTGCTTTAAGATTGCCATACAGCATCTCAAAATCAGCATCAGTAGGCATCTCAAACATGTACTTCACCATATTCTTATAAGGAATCTGGTAAAGTGCCGATTTATCTTCGTGGTCACCAGGGAGAAAACCAATCTCTCTGGTAGCAACCAGAGAACGAATGATGTAAATCTTGTTATAAGGAGTGTACTCATTGAGAACGTCTTTCAGAGCATTGTATAACGCAATAAAGGTTTTACCCGTTCCAGCACATCCATATAGGAAAGAGTTTTGACCTTTTTCGTATGCAGCAAAAAACTTTCTTTGGTTTTCAGTTAAAGGTTCAATATCAACCAGTAAATCTTGGTTGATAGGCTTCTTTCGTTTCATTTGCTTTGCTGTATAACCAGCACCAACGGGTGAAGCATCAGTAGACTTTCTCTTTCTTGGCATAAGTTCCTTAGATTTTTAGACGTTGACGGTTTCCACCTGCTTTCTGTGCCTTAGCAAGTACATCATTCCAACCAGGATTGCGGGCAACAAGTTTGTCTTTCCACTCTCCTACTTCTCCAACACCAGGACAGGTGCTAGGGTCAGAGAAATCTCTAATCCATTGGGGATTATCAATCTTCCACTGATCCCAATCATGAACACTCATGATTACTTCTTTAGTTTCACCAGTTTCGGTGTTTTTTACGGGATAAGTTGCCATTATCTACTCATAAAAAGTTATTTAGACCCACTCCAGAGCTTCCGCAACAGATGGGAAGACTTCTTTAAAGATCTCTTTGCACTCAAGTGCAATATCCATGTGTTCTTTCTGAGTTCCATTAGCAGAACGCAGATTGATGTAATGAATCCATGAACGACATGAACCACTCATGTAGATTTTGGTCGGAGTTGCCAGAGGAAGCACAAAACGAGCACATTCCTTTGCGATTCCTTCATCAAGCATTGTTTGATACAGTGCCATTGCATCCCTGAAGTGATTCTCCATCAATGCTTCATACTTTTGCCGAGTTTCTTCAGAAATATCATCAATAGAGTTCTGACGATTCTTGGTGTCTTGCCGACGAAGTTCAGGGAGAGGGATCTTCTCCGAGAGTAAGGAAGAATCAGCATAACGTTGAGAGAACTCTTGATATGTGAAAGAACGGTGGCGCAGTATTTGAGCTGCGATACCACGATTGGTCTCAATCTCCAGAGTCATGAAACTCTGCTCAAACACAGACCAGTGATTGTGCTTGATGCAGTAACCCAACAGTTTGGCATAGTTGGGGTTTTCTTGGTTGGCAGGATTGCTCACACGAGCAATGTATGCCATGTTTTCTTCAGGATTCGGAGTTGCTTGAATCAGTTTTACTGTCATTCTGCCTCATGTGCTTTTGTTTCAATTGCTGCTTTGCTGACTTTTTTGCTTTACGCATATAAGTCAGCTCTTCATCTGAATATAACCAAGGTTGCTTAAG